TTATGAGAAAGAATTTGAGCGTTACGGAAACCGTACCGTGTCCTCCTTCCTTCGTATGGTAGGAGCTGAGATGCCTTCTAATTCTGACCAAATTAAGTGGGCAGAACAAGGTCGTCTTCACATTAAGTATACTACTTGTACTGCTTCATTGCACGCAGGTGGTGTAGGAACATTTACTATTTCTGATCCCGGAGCTGCTACTGCTGCTATTCGTATTGGTCAAACTATTTTTGTTCAGCGTAACTCTGATGGTGTATCCAACAAAGCTATCGTTACAGGTGTTACAGGCCTTGTTATAACTGTTGCGTATTACGAAGCTGTTGTTAACATTGTTAACACAAATGTTTGTACAATCTTCATCTACGGTTCTGAGTTCAAAAAAGGAACCAATGGAATGGTTGGATCGTTGGAAGCAGAAGATGATATCTTCTCTAACTCACCAATCATCTTGAAAGATAAGTACGCTGTTAACGGTTCTGACATGGCTCAGATTGGATGGGTAGAGGTAACTACTGAGAACGGTGCTACAGGATATCTTTGGTATTTGAAGAGCGAGCACGAGACTCGCCTTCGTTTCGAAGATTATCTTGAGACTTCAATGATCGAAGCTGTTCCTGCTGCTGTAGGTTCAGGAGCTGTTACCGCAGGTTACAAAGGTTCAGAAGGTATCTTCTACGTTGTAAACAACCGTGGTAACGTATGGGGTGGCGGTACTCCAACTACTCTTGCTGATTGGGATACCATTGTATCTCGTTTGGACAAGCAGGGTGCTATCGAAGAGAACGTGGTTTTCGTAAACCGTGGTCTTTCTTTCGACATCGACAATATGCTTGCCACACTGAACGGTTACAATGGAACAGGTTCTGCTAATGGTGCATCTTACGGTCTGTTTGACAACGATGTAAACATGGCTTTGAACTTAGGTTTCACCGGATTCCGTCGTGGATATGACTTCTATAAGTCTGATTGGAAATACCTTAACGATCCTACAATGCGTGGTGGTCTTAGTACTGCTGCTGCTACTGCTGCGGGTACTGTTACAGGTCTCCTTGTTCCTGCCGGATCTACTTCAGTTTACGATCAGATCATGGGTAAGAACGCCAAGCGTCCATTCCTCCACGTTCGTTACCGTGCTACTGAAGCTGAAGATCGTCGTTACAAGACTTGGATCACAGGTTCTGCGGGTGGTGCTTCTACAAGCGACCTCGATGCAATGGAAGTTAACTTCCTTTCTGAGCGTTGTGTTTGTACCTTGGGTGCTAACAACTTCGTGTTGTTCCGTCTTGGATAATAACTAATCAATAGGGGGTGCCTTAGTTGGCATCCCCTTATTTTACAAATTAAATTAAATCAAATAAAATGTCACAAAAAACAGTTCCCGTAGACAAGGTCTACAAATTAAAGGTGGGTACCCCACTTTCTTACACACTAGCTTCTAGAAACCATCCTCGCTTTCCACTGATGTGGTTTGACGAAAAGAATAATGTTAACCGTGCGCTTAGGTATGCGGTTAATCAGAAGTCCCCATTTGAGGACGAGCAGGATGGAAACGCCATACTTGAACCGATTGTGTTTGAGGATGGGTTCCTAAGAGTCCCAAGAACTAATCCGGTTCTTCAACAATTTCTTCATTATCATCCTTTCAATAATATTATATTTACTGAAGTTAATTATGAAAAGGAAGCCGCTGACGAGGTAAGTGAACTCAACTTGGAGGTTGATGCCTTGGTTGAGGCTCGTCAATTAAATATTGAGCAGGTTGAGACATTAACTCGTGTATTGTTTGGTAAGGATCCGTCAATGATATCAACGGCTGAACTTAAGCGTGATTTGTTGATATATGCTAAGCAGGATCCCAAAGGATTCTTGAATACACTCAACGATCCTGAGCTTAGATTCCAATCAAAGATTTATACTTTCTTTGAGAAAAAATTATTAATTTTGAAAAACAATGACAGGGAGATTTGGTTCAATACCAACTCCAATAAGAAGAAGATGTGCTCCGTTCCTTTTGGGGTTAATCCGGCTGACATGGCCTATGATTTCCTAAAAAGCGACGAGGGTATAGATTCCTTAAAGATGTTAGAAAGTAGTTTGCAATAGTGGTTTGTTTGTTGGTGGTTGAAAGAGGGGGTACTTAATGTACCCTCTTTTTTTGTATATTTGTAAAATGATAAACTCAGTAAGGAACACAGTCTTGTCTGTTTTGAACAAGAACAACTACGGATATATATCACCATCAGATTTCAATCTGTATGCCAAGCAGGCACAGATGGAATTATACGAGGAATACTTTACTAATTACAATAAGGATGTTAACATGGAAAATGCTCGTATGTCAGGGTCTGACTACGCAGATATTTCAAAGGCATTGAGGGAGGTTATAGAGGGGTTTCTAGTTTCTGAATTTTTAATACCATCACCAACGCCATCCGGTAACATAATAAACAGGTACTACTATCCATCGTTGATTACTACAGGCAATGATTGTTATATGGTTGAGAATATTATCTGCTACACTAGTATGGTTGCGATAGGTGCAACAACAGGTGTGGCGGCATTTAATCTTATTGATGCCACAGCAAACTTTAGTACGTCAACAATAAAGCCCGGTGACATTGTTGTGAACATAGTAACCAACGTGAGCACAACAGTGGAGGCCGTTCAGACTCCCACTACATTGGCTTTGAATAACGATATATTTACTGCTCCGGGTGAGGACTACAGAATTTATTCTGCTTCCGTTTATGCTGAGGCAGAGAAGACATCTCCCGCTAAAATTAATTTATTAAACAACTCGTTGTTGACTAGTCCTAGTCCATACTTCCCAATGTACGAACTTACGGGAACCAATGTTACATTCTATCCAACCACAATAAGTGGATATGGTAGAGTTAAGGCATCATACTTCAGGTACCCAAAGGATCCAAAGTGGACATACATATCATTGATAAATGGTGAGCCATCATTCGATCAGTCTCAGCTAGACTACCAAGACTTTGAGATGCCATTAGAGGACGAGTTTAAGTTAGCAATGAAGATACTTCAGTACTGTGGTATATCTATTCGTGAGGCAGAGGTTCAGGCATTTGCTTCGGGTCAGGAACAACACGAGCAACCATCATTCAGTCAACAAATATAAAAGACAATGGCGTATATATCACAATATGAATACTACGAGAACAATGGCAACTCACCTACAAATGCCAATTGGGGATCGTATCAGTATGTTAGCCTGAAGGATATTGTAACAAATTTTCTTTTGATGTACTCAGGCAACCACTCGTTGGTTAACAACGAGGAAAGGTTTAAGATTTTATTCCACGCAAAGCGTGCTATTCAGGAACTGAATTATGATGCGTTCAAAGAAATTAAGGTTTTAGAATTAAGCGTTTGTGATTCCTTAAGATATGTGCTACCATCAGACTATGTCAATTGGGTAAGGATATCACTCTATAAGGACGGATGGTTAAGGCCATTAAGTGAGAACATTCAGACACTATCATCAAGGGCATACCTTCAGGATCAGGACTGCAATATTCTTTTCGATCAGAACGGAAATGTATTAGAGCCTCAGAACTCTACAATAGATTATGATCGCCTTCACAATACAAAGAAGAGTTTATATCTAAACGACAATCATCAGTTCAATGGACAGTGGGGTTGGTACATAGATGGGCAGTGGTACTTTGATTATGGTATCGGTGGCGCATATGGACTGAACACCGAGACTGCTAACTTCAATCCAACATTTAATGTTGACAAGAAGGCGGGGGTTATAAACTTTGATTCTTCGATGGCAGGAGAGCTTTGTATATTGGAGTATGTATCTGATGGTATGGAGAACGGAGACGACTCCTTGGTTAGTGTTAATAAGTTGTTTGAAAAATATGTGTATGCTTATATCACATACGAGATACTCAACGCTAAGTTAGGTGTTCAGGAATATATTGTTAGTCGTGCTAGAAAAGAAAAGACTGCCCTATTAAGAAACGCAAAGATTAGAATGAGTAACATCCACCCCGGCAGACTACTTATGAATCTAAGGGGTATGGATAAGATGATAAAATAAAATGACAAACTTTAGTAGAAACTTTGTTAAGGGGAAGATGAACAAGGTCGTTGATGAACGCCTTGTGCCCAATGGAGAATATATTGATGCCATGAATGTTCGCATGGGATCTACAGAGCAGTCAGAGATTGGTGTTATTGAAAACTCTAAAGGTAACCTTGCCTTAACTACACTATCATTTAACGGTGATAATCTTAGTGCAGCAGCTAGATGTATTGGAGCAATAGAGGACAGCGCAAGAGAGACCATATATTGGTTTGTGCATGATAATAATTTTTTTCAATCTAATACAGGAAGAATAGACATGATCGTGTCGTTTAATACATTAACAAATGTATTGACATATCATGTGATAAGCACGGATGATGGTACCAACTTTGCTACTACTCTTAATTTTAATCCTCAGTATTTAATTACAGGGGTTGATATAATTGGTGACCTATTGTTCTTTACTGATGATTACAATCAGCCAAGGTTTATAAATATAAAAAGAAACTATCCTGCTCCAATTGGTTACATAGATCAGTTTAGTGCCGAGTCGATATTGGTTATTAAGAAGCCACCTGTCGAGTCTCCTACTGTTGTTCCAACTCAGACGACGGGACAGGAGAACTACATGGACACAAGGTTTATATCGTTTGCTTACAGATACAGGTACGCAGATGGTGAGTATAGTGCCACATCTCAGTGGTCTGACATATCATTTGTTCCCGGTCCATTTAACTTCAGCCCTGACAGCTATCTTAATTCAGGGATGGAGAACACCTGTAATTCCGCTCAGGTTACATATAACTCAGGAGGTCCATTGGTTGTTGGTATTGACTTGCTATTCAAGCAGGCTGATAACAACATTATAAAGATCATTGAGAAGTTAGATAAGACTAACCTAGGGTTGGTGGATAATACGAACTACACATATACATTTATAAATAGTAAAATATTTACAGTTCTTCCTGAGGCCGAACTGTTGAGGTTGTATGATAATGTACCAAGGTTAGCTAAGGCTCAGACAATAATGGGCAACAGGCTGATGTATGGTAACTATGTTGAGGGGTACGATCTTATTGATAAGGATGGTAGTCCATTGAAATTAGAGTACTACACTGACCTGATATCTGAACCAATTGGTATTGAGTCTGTGTTTAAGTATTTCGCTGCATCTGATTATACCATAAATGGTTTAGTCAATGTTCCTGACTCTGTGTTGTTTTTCGATTTGACGGGTATCCCTTTGGTTCAGGGAAGCTCTCTTAATATCAGCTTTACTTTTGAGCATAATTCATTTTCAGGAACGGCACCATTTCCTACACAAGTTACACAGGATGTAAGTGTTTTGTTTACTATAATTCTTCAAAACACATACGCTGATGGCTACGCTTTAGGTACAAGTACTGAGTTTCAAGATGTGATAGGAACCATTACAAATATAAAGCCTGTCTACTCTCCAATACCGGGAGCTGACACATCATGCGATGGCTTCAAATTAACTGACAGGGTAAACTGCCTTATACCAAACGACCTGACTACTCCAAACATTCCGGGGCTTGTAACAAAATATGAGAGTGGTGTGAGTGCTGCTAATCAGCCTATAGCCATAGTCACCAATCCTTTATTCAATCAATTGATAGGACTTCAGTTGGTTGCTATGGAATTTGTGGACGATGTAACGACACCCACTCAGAATGTATTTGAATACTATAAGTTTAAGTCTTCTACTGTATCCTTTCAGAAGGTAGCAACTCCACGGAGCTTGCATAGTAATCGGGGATATGAGATTGGTATTGTTTACATGGACGAGTTTAACAGGGCAACCACTGCCTTGGTTAGTCCAAACAATACTGAGTACGTTCCATGTTCTTATTCAGGTAATCAGAACTCTATTCAGGTCACTATACCACCTACGCAGGTTGCTCCCGCTTGGGCTAAGAGATACAAGTTTGTTTGCAAGGCTGACCTAGCAGGATACGATACCATTTATAGTTCATTTAGTTTTAAGGATCCAAACACTAACGACACATACTTCCTATTGGAAGGAGAGAATACTAGGAAAGTAAATCAGGGTGATACATTAATTGTAAAGGCTGATTCTACGGGTATTGCTACTGATTGCGTGGATGTTGTTGTGTTGGAGAAGGAAGCAAAGATAGCAGGGTTTATTCCGGGTTCGGGCGCACCGCAGGGTGTATACATGAAGATTGCTGCTAACAATTTTTCTACAGCCCAACCCGCTAACTCAATAATAAATCCGGGGCAGTATACGGAAAGTTCAGCAGATAATAATGGAGACTATTCATTAATATATTATCCAATGAATATAGCCGACCCATTAGTTCCGGGTAGCTATATTGATTACGATGTTCCAATAGGTAGCATAATTGAATTAGAATATAGTGTATCTAGAGAGGGATTAAATCCCGTTATCGGGGCGGGTTGTGCAAAAAGAAAGTATACACTAACAAAAACATATACATCAACTGCTAACTATGCCAATATGTTTGATTGGTTTATTGGCGATGGTATAGCCGCAACGATGTCTACGGGAACTACGGATAATGACACAGGAGAACCTGCGTGGAGCTTTTATTTTACTCAGGCATATTCAGGTGGTCAGCCCGCAGGGTTTTCAGGTAATGTTAGTTGGTGTACTGAGATACAGTTTGCTTTTAGAAGGAACACGACAAACAATCAGTTACTTTTTCAGATTGCAGGTGGGTGCTCTTGTTCAACAGGATACACAGGTAATGTTACTAACTCTATAGGAAAATTACAATTTAAGGTTTATAGAAGGGGACTGTATCCAATAATATTTGAAACTGTTCCCACCGAAACATTGCCTGATGTTTTCTATGAGAACAACTTGTCATTTGAAATAGATGCCAATGGAAACCACATGGGCAACGTGCAGGATCAGGACAGCGCAGCGAGCATACCTGCCATTGTAAATACAGGGTTCTTTAATT